GGTGTCCTTGTCGATCTCGAAGGGGTATGGGGATGAGGATCTTGAGCGTTCTGAAAAAGCTCAGGCACTTCATCTCCATGGCTCCAGGAATATCAAAAGACCTGGGCCTCCCTTTGGTAGTTGTAATCATAGCCTTCGGATTGCCTCTTACGGCGATCTACGGCTTCCAACAAGCATTTCCTAATGCTGATTGGCTGATTACCTACTAAGCCATAACGGCTGAGATCTTGCTCTAATCCAAAAGGATATGGCTATGAAAACTGACACAAGTCAAGCTCACGGGCGTTTTCATAAGAAAACGTCACGCGATGTCAACTATTTGCCAGAACACGTTGCTTCCGGTTTCGAGGACGGGTTGGTCGATCTAATCAATCGACTGGCCCTATCCTTTGGAGCCAAGGGTTCTTACCTCCTCTCTGAGTTCAAGTCCAAATACTTGGATCCTGATGTGGTATCCCCGGAAGAACGTCGCCACAATGCCATTGAGAAATGGCTTGCGGCGGAGCGGTTCAACAGCAAAACAAATCAACGTCTCTATCTTGGAGACGTTGACTTTGGCTGGGTGCATTCCGATACTCTTATCGAAACGACCAGATCTTTCATAAGAAAGACCTTGGGACCCGTGCTATACCCCGAAATTGTGTGTGGGGAAGCACATACGAATGGCGCTTCTACAAGCGTCTCTCGTAGTCCTACAGCTGCTGTTGATAAACTCACTGGTCAAGCACACGTGTCATCAACTGCACTAAAACACTGGCTCCAGAGGGCAAAAAACACCCGTCTGAGTGACCAAGTGATAGTGACAGACGATGCAAGTGTACTGTTCACTGTACCAAAGAAGACTGATATCGACCGTGTGGCTTGTAAAGAGCCATCCGGCAACCAGCTTCTCCAGAGATCCTTAGGTGTTCACATCCGTAAACGCCTTAAGCGCTGTGGGATTGATCTTCGTGATCAAACCGTTAACCAGCGACTAGCCGCCTCAGCCCTTCAGGAGGGGTTGGCGACTATCGATCTCAGTTCAGCGAGTGACACTATATCTAGACAACTAGTATATACACTGTTGCCTGCTGACTGGTATGACCTCCTTGATGATTGTCGAGTCAAATCGACGATTATTGATGGAGTTACCCACGAGCTGGAGATGTTCAGTTCGATGGGTAATGGTTTTACCTTTGAATTGGAGTCCTTGATATTTTGGGCTCTCACCCGGGCGATATGTTATCACTCGGGTGTTAAAGGTAAGATATCAGTTTATGGTGATGATATCATTGCACCTTGTGCAATAGCTCCTCGTTTGGCACGCATTTTTGCGTGGTTTGGCTTCAAGGTTAATCCCAAGAAGTCGAACTGGACCGGTTTATTCCGGGAGTCCTGCGGGAAACATTACCATAGCGGTGCCGATATAACGCCTTTCTACCTTCGGGAGAAAGTCCGTACTAAAACGGATGTTATACGGCTCCTCAACCGCCTGCTTGAATGGGCAGGACGTGACCTCGGCTTCATCGTCGAGGACGAGATACTTGAGTTCCACCACAAGTGGGCCCAAGTAATCCCCAAAAAACTTTGGGGAGGAAATGATGTCGACGACATCACTTCTCTCGTTACGGGACACTCCCCTCGGGGACGCCTCCTTAGCCCTCCCACTTCTAGGACGGCTAATCAAGTTTTCGGACTTGACGTACACGTATGCGATGAGACTGCATGTCTCACGCATTGGTTGATGGTACGACCATTATCGGGTTCTGAACCGATAATGGCCCACGCCCCACGGTTTGGCCGCCTAAGAATAGGTAACCAACCAGCGTGGAGTGAGCGTACTGCGTGGAGACCATGGCTATTACTTAGCCATGTGTCTGCACCCAGTGACACACATACCTAAACGGATGTGTGCCCCCTGCTTGGGGGTGGGACTTCTTCGCTTGGGCAGGTGGTGTAGACCACCTGCTCAATAAACTTTGCGGAGAAGTAGAAGAGAAG